GTGAACTTTCCAGTTGTGGCATCAATTGTCATATCTCCAAATCCCATTTCTATAGAAGGGAACTGAGCACTTAATTCAAAGTCTCTTACACATGCTATAGACTCTTCTACGCTAGCGTCTGCACAACACCCAACCGCTGCACCTACTGTTCCAATTGGAGTACAGTTAGTGTTTGCTAATTGCATAGCAGCAACAGTATCGTCATGAGATTGTCCAAGAAGAACGCTTACAAATCTAGCTGCCTTAATACAGGTAGGGATTTTTGTAAGATCAACTGTCTTTTGATCTGTAGCGGAAGTCTTAACGACGGCCGAATTAGCGGATAACAAAATAGACAATGGAGCATTATCAGTTTGCATAGCTAGAGCCTTTGTCTGAAGATCTCCAACTAAGTTTAGATTATACGTAGTAGCTGTATCGTCTGTAATAGACCATAGCGGTTGCTCAGTATAAATACCAAGTTGATTAATCTTTCTTTCGGCTGTTCTCTGCATCTGATCAATTATATCCCAGTTAGAGGTACAATCAGCAAATGCAATAAAAAGTCTTCCGGTATCACCCTGTTTTGCAAAGAAATGAGCAATATGATAATACGGAATACCGAACATCAAATCGGCGGTAGACACTCCTGTATATTTTGTAATACCAAGATCCGTCAAGTCCGACATCTTGTTGACTTCAATTACTTTACCAAATAGTTTCGACTTTGCAGCCAAACCAGCACCAGCAGTCCAGAAAGTAGACTGCTTACCAATATCAAATAACAATCCTGATATTTTCTGAGTTGAGGTGGTTCCACCTACAGCCAGGTTGTTGTCTGTATCCGTAATTGTAACATTGCTTAATGCCATAATTCAAATTTTAATTTTATTTAAACAATTCACTCACTAAAATGTGGGTTTTTATAAAGAGTAGCATGTTGCCTTAAATGAAGTTGAGTCTTTGTAGTAAACACGCCACCTTTGTTGTCAACATACAATTCCTCATACCCTGGATACTTTTTAAGTATACCTAAAATATGTGCCGGGATCTTTTCCTGCTTCTCGGTTTCAGCTTTTGTTTTTGAACCTTTTTTTGTTTCAGGCTCTTCTTTTTTTTGATCTTCAACTGCATCTTGTGCAACTGTTTCTTTCACTTCCTCTTTTTGTGCTTCAACTGGAGCTACATCTTTTATTGCTTCGTCAGCAACATCACTTCTTTTACTTGCCATAATTTCTATAACTTTTAATAAAATAAGGGAGCGAGGATTCACCTCACCCCCTTAGTGTTTATACTTAATTTTTATTCACTTACTTATGCTGTTTTTGTGTATGGAGTCCATAACACAATTTCAGCCGGACGAACAATATTGACATCCATTTTCATTCTCATTTGGAAGAAATACAATTCTGAATTTGCTTGCAATGGAGCGATCTTAACAACCTCTTCATCATTAGCATAATCAACACCCATCCACAAGTTTGAGTCCATTCCCTGAGAGAAGACCGTAAACATAATAGTAGATTCGGGAATACCCACGATAGGAATTATTCTCTTACCTTTGAAACGATACTGGTTGATTTGAGTATTGTCGTAGTATTTGTTCTCTTTTGCAGACATGTATTCATCATACAAATCCCAAGTAGCCCAATCCATTACAAATGAAAGATTTGCGTTCTTTCTGATTTGTTTAGGACATTTCTGGAACATTGTATATAACGCATCGTTTACGTTCTGTCCAGTACTTAATACCGTAGACCCAGCAAGAACAACTTGTCCGCCTAAGAATTCATTCTGATCAGCATCTCCAGAAGTAGCACTAAGGTTAGTGATAAGTCTTTTAATTACTCCATCAAAATATTTCATTGGGCCGCCATCTGCTTGTCCGCCAATAGCGGTACCACCAGCCGGAGCAGTAATACCAGCAGCGGCCGTTCCACCTAATGCAGAACACCAAATAGCTTCTCCAACATATTTAGCCTTCTCTTCCATAAGGAGACGAAGCATTGTACTTTGAACTGCGGGAGCCAAATCTCTGAATACTAAGTTTCCGTTTGGTTGGAAAGGTTTCCAGTATTTCTCGTAGTCGCGAGGATTGAATTCCATGTATACCATGAAATTTGTAGGCATCAAATAACGTTGAGTGATTGTGTAGTTATTAGATGCACCATCAGCACCAGCACCACCACCGGCAGCGTAAGCTGTTGAAGTAGGAGTAGGAACGTTATCTTGAATAATACTACCTAACTTGATGTTTGGAATAGTATATTTGTATTCAATTCCAGATTGAATATGGATCAATCCTTCATTGTAGGTATCATTACCCTGCGCTGTGTAGGTAAGTAAATCACCAAGGACCTCGCCATTATATCCATTTGCTATAAATCTTGCCATTGTATTTATTATTTAAATTACTTTTAGTCTCCTAGATGTTTGAACTTGAAGTCAGGACCTACAACATTCTTAACTGCTTCATCAAGTTCTTTTGAATCACCGTGGGTATTTTCCAAATCACCAGCAATTTTGTCGCTAATTTTATCTCTACCCGGAATGCATTCGATAGTTGACTTAACTAAATCAAAATTAGTCTCAGCCATTTTTTTCCACTCTCCAGCTTTCTCTTCTGTAAGTTTACCAGCTTCAACAGCATCTTTTATAAGAGTGTCGATAGCGGCTTCTTTTTCGGTCTTTTCTTTGTCCTCATAAACTTTCAACTTTGTTTTAGCAACAGTCAAATCGTTTGTTACATTTTGCAACGAGGTCTTTACGCCAGCCAATGTTACATTAGCCTGCTCAATTGTATTTTTTAGCGTTGCTACTTCTTTCTCTGCTGTCAGTAAGTCTGCAACACGAGTAATTGCTTTTGCAACGCCACCTTCGTCATTCGCAACGCCTAATTGAGCTGCTATAGACGAGAACGCGGTTTTGTTTTCTAATTCTGCCATATTATTTGAATTATTTAGTACTTTCTTTTGAATAGGTTTTTCTTCTGGCTCAGGTTTGTTTTTATCTTCTTCAGATACAATCATATTCATTATACTTTGAAGTTTTTTTACATCCTTTTCAGAACCTATAGAAGCCTTTATTTTATCTCTAGTTTGCTTACAACTTGCAATAGTGTGGCCCGGTGGAAGTATTCCGGCAGTCTCAGCTTCTTTAGCTGAAAACCAAGTACCATCAATTCCTTCTTTTCCGTCCATAATTTCTCTAATCTTTGCACGATTAAGACCGAATCTAGAATGATAAATAGATTCTATTTGAGCCTTAAAGACTCTATTCATTTCTACAGTATTTGGGTCTACTTCATTGGGATCACTTTCGGTAAATGGATTATGAATCATCAATATCGAATAATCTCTCATATATCCAGATTTACCAGCGGCCCATATAATGGAACCCATTGAAGCAGCTATTCCATCTATAATAGTCTCGGTATCTATAGGACAATTAAGTATTGCCGAATAAACTCCCATTCCACTTATTACACTTCCGCCCTCAGTGTTTATACAAACAACTATCTTAGATGGCTGAATATAATCTTGCACCCACAAAAACTCATCAACAAACTCTTGACAAGAAATGGAATCTATTACTCCATATAAGTGCATTATTGCTGGATTACCGGCACTAACCGAACCAACTACGTTTTTTAAATTTTTTATATCCATTTTGAAAGAATAGAATTATAGTAAATTTATAGTTAATATTTTATTCACCAATATCGGTTATTTTACTTACATCATCATAATCAACAACATGATCCCCGTGTCCGGAAGTATCATGCACTGGAGCATCTGAGTGGTTAGTATACGGAGGCATAACTAAATATCTAGTTATCCAGTTTCTGCTTTGGAGAGAATTTGTTTCTCTAAACCAAACAGTATAATCTATCCAGTAAGGTTGCAATCCATTATCCAAACTTTCAGGCATATCGTGAAATGCCAAAAGAAATCTTTCATTTAATGCAGAATAAGAACTCTTAGCATCCTGAAGAGCTGTATTTATTCTGTCGAACATTATCATAGGTTCTATTTCTATATCATCATTACCTAAGTCTAAATTGTTCAATATGTACCTTATTCTGCAAGTAGCCCTTCCCTTGCTGGTCCTTTGTTGACCAGTTAAATACCTTACATTTGTAAATCGAATAAATACCGCCGGAAATAAAACAGCTTCCTCTAAATTTTTAGACCCACGAACTATTCTGTCAAATTGCCCAGTATCTAATTTTACTGTCTTGAAATAAGGAGGTGTAGCATCATCGTTAGCATTTTCATGTAAAGTAAGCAATACAGCCTTAACCGCTTTGTATACTTCAATTAAAGCAATATTACTAACTGTTTCCTCTGTAGTAGAAGTAGCCGTAACCGGGTCTTCTGTTTTTTGAGAGGTATTATTTAAAGTTGATTTATCTACTATCATGGCATTCCTTGAAATAAAATTGTTCTTGTTAAGGTTTCAATCCTTTCTTTAAGTATAGAAGAATGTCCCATAAATTGTCTCCTTACGCTTTTACCACCATTATTGAAAGTATAACTTCCATCTGGATCGTTATGTATTGCTGCATAACATATTCCAGCCTTATTCCTATTACTTCCGCCAAATGCTCTAGGATCGGTATAAATTTTCACACCGGTTCCGTGGTCTGATAGATTTGAATATACTATAGAATTCTTTAACGATCCAGTCTCTTCCAATAATTGATGAGGCTTTTTATCTTTTCTGGGAGACCAAGGGAAAGATCCGCTGCTGTTGAAAGTTCTAAGTTCAAAAGACTTCTTGAATATTTCTACAGCATCCTTACCAATATTAGTATTAAAATTAAGAGCATTAATTTCAAACCTAACCGGTGCGGAGTTCCATTGTTCTACCAGTTTTTCAAAAGTTATTTCTTTTCCAATAGTACCAGCCATATCGTTAGAATCCAGTTTTAGCTGGCTCTGTTGTTGGTTTTATATTATTGTTATCTGAAGTCAGTGGAGTAGAAACATTGCTTTGTATTATTTGTTTTCCAACAACTACGCCAAATTCTTTTTCTATTTGAACATTGTCAACCTCATACATTTTAGTAAGGAGTTTGTATAACTCAATCTTATCTGAGTTGTTCATCTCCACAGTCTTAGCGTACTTGAACAAAAAACCAGGAGCCAAATAACCCATCTTAACTAATCTTGGGACAACCTCTTCGTTCATTATATTTTCAATGAACTCACGATAAACTGTTATCCTATCTCTGAATACATCTTGATGAGCGTTTGTGGACCCCACATAAGATTGAGTGGCACCGGCAATAGAAGATGAACCAACCATTACATTAGACACTTCAGTGTTTACAAAATCCAACAAGCTAGTATATATCTTTTCTGAATTAGACATTGTAAAAGCTTTAATGTCTATTATATCATCCAACCCAGTTATAACTATTTTCTTTTGTGCAGCATTAGCTATTTCATCAGCCAACTTCTTTCTATCTTGGTAATCATTAGAGGCTGTCTTACCATGAATAATAGGTTGTCCATAAGTATGAGAGAAGTTTACATAATTAGCAAGTGTATATTTCTTAGCTAATATTAAAGGAGTGGTTGCTGAAAAAATACCAAGCTCTCCAGTATTTATTAAAATGTAATTCCATTTATACTGGTTAGCTTCAAAATCCCAACCTGGAGTCCATTGGCCCTGCCTTTGAACAATCCTTTCTTGATTTGGGCAAATATTCCTTCTTTCTATTTCATTAACTTCCTTAAGCTTACCGGTAATAGGATCTATGTCTGACATTATTTCCAGACCAGTGTATCCGTACCATTTAGCTTCGGCAATTCCTTTTATTATCTTCACAAATTGCGTTCCCTGTATCTTTTCAGATTCAACCGTATTCTTTACATAATTGCCGTCCTTACCTATGGATGCCATCATATATCTTTCTCCTGTCAATTGGGATAATATAGTTTCAAGAACAGATCTTAAATGAGCATCTTGTTGAACACAAGCTTCATACAAGTCTATAAGCCTACCTCTATCATCAAGAACAACCCCACGATTTAACTGAGATTGCACAGTTTTATATGTGTTGTACTTATCAAGTTCAGCAACATATTCCTGTATTGTTTTCTTACTTGTCTGGAAGTAAGCTATAAGGGGTGATCCGTCAAAAGTTGATTCATAATCCATTTCACTCATACTTCATTTTCTGAAGAATAGATTGTACATTTATTGTTGGTTTCAAAATAAACTATATAATACACAACAACATAAGTGTTAAAATAATTATTGCATATAACGAAAACTGTATATGTAACTATCTTAATATCAATACAATTTAAAAATAATAAAAGTTAAAGTAGATATTTTACTTGGAAGTGATAGACAAAACAAATACATTTGCAAACGTTTAATAAAAATAAAAACAAAATGGAAAAATCATTTCAAATCTTTAGAATCAAATCATCTTACCAGGGTGAAGATGAAAACGGGGGAATCAACCAAATAAAGGTTGAAGATTTAGTAATGGCCACTAATTACTCTGAGGCAGAAAAATTGGCGTATGCGTTGTATGGAGATGAAAAAAACTTTTCATACGAAATCGTAAAAACCAAATTATCTCAGGTAGTATACAACTCAACGTTCTCTGTTGACGAAAGACTTATTCTGGGATTGTTCACTTATTATTTTGAAGAAGACGAAAACACAGGTGTTGGAATTTATGCCGTAACAGTAGTGTACTCAGACTTCGATGAGAAAGGAAGACTTAAGAAAACAAAAGAAACCATATTCCTTCCAGCGAAATCATCAAGTGACGCAATCACAGCTACAAAAAGTTATCTTGTGAAAGTTGGGGAGCAAAAACAATACATCATTAGAGATGTAAAGTTTGATCAAGCAGAATCTGTTTTGGTTACAAAGGAAACTTACGAAAGAGACGTAAACGAATGAAAGAAGTAAATGTAAAATGTACTGAAAGACTAATTCCAGAGGGGCCCGAATTATTATTTGGAATGGATGATGAGCATAAGAAAACATTTTTTGATGCAACAAAAGCATTATCGTCAATTCCAAAAGAAAAATTGAAATCAATAAACGGGTTTCAGGTATCTTACAGATTACAATTAAATCAGTTATGCGACTCCTACGAAATACTATCTGAAGATATTTTATTTATTAATGCTCCAGATAAGCATATATTAATTGATACTTCATTTGCGATATTATTTCTTTGCTATATTGATGATAAGTTTTTATCGTACGTATGCAATCGAATAGA